ATGGCGTTATATGACCGGACATACTCGCAGCCCAGACCGGCATTTGATCACGCTTTACGGCACGACCGCTGTTCGAACACGACAGCGCGCCTTCGCGCTAACCGGACTACGAGTGCATTAACGCAGCGTATGAATCCTAACCACTACCACTACGTTAAGCATCCCCGTCAGTTCAAACGGGTAACGCCACTCATGAATCATAGTCAGTCAAACATAACTTAATGCAAAGGGCTGGGAACAATCACATCCAACCTGCCATAACACTGTGCTGCTGCAAACACATTTTGTACCGCTTGAGGTTCGTAAGGAAACCTGCGATCACCCCCCGACCTGGCACTCTTACCACGAACATCAACATTCGTGATAAAATCCAACGGGCAGTCAAAAGGGGCTGACATCACGCTGCCAATCTCAAATCGGAAAGTATTACCTTCATAGTATCGTCGATAGACATCGGGTATCCGGGCGTCCAACAACGGATGACTCCACGGGCCCAACTCTGTCCAACTATCAAAGTACCTCTCCAACGTGATTTGATCGTCTGAGCTAAAACCATACAGATCGGAAACCATCTGTCTTAACTCAGCATCCGGCGGCGTCGACAACCTTCGCTCGACACCAGCCGTTACAGTCCTCACGTCTCCTATTAACCGGTGCATCCACCAATCCCTGTTCCCATTCATCGTCGGAAACAAAGCATCAACCCCTCGAGTCAGCCTCAGGATGGCGCGCGTGAGTGATTGAACGATCGGACATCTCGGACAGTAATACGCGAGTGAGATAGCCTTCGCTCGCAATAACCGTCTAAGGACCAGTGGTTTTCCATGCCTCTGGTCTGCAGTAGTCCAACCGATATTCAAACACTCATATACCGGGTCCACGACAATCTCTCTAGACTGGCGCCCATACACCTGTCCACAGAAAGATGCCATATTGATTTCACTCTCCATTGATAGTTTTACGTTGAAGCCCAAAGCAGCATATTGTTGGAGTGTGGGAACTTCGCCTTTGATGGTAAACAAACCATCATCTCCTTCAACGAAACCTCGCACGGTCGATCCATTCTCACGCGCAAGGAACAACATGACCATCAAGTTAGTGAAACCATTACCTAGGCTTGTGCACATGTCACCAGACATACGGCAACCGCGTACCTCAAAACTCACCAGGGGCGACTGGCATAGATTGGTACCGGATAAGACCTCCGTCATCTGACGCGCGATGACAGGGTCAGCTGTCTTCAACATGTATGAATACAGTTGACATTCACAAGCTCTAATCAAAGCTGGATCGAAA